GACGCCATGAGGAGTCATGTAGCCGAACTTCGTGAGAACCCTAATCCGCTCACGTACGGGTCTTCTAACAAGGCTAGCTCATACCCGGAGTCTGAAGTGGCATACTTTAGGCGTCGTTATGGGTCCGATAACTATCATCAGTTAGTTGATAGGCACCAAGGGATTGGGATACTGCGCTTTGCGCGTGATGCCAGTAAAAGAGCAGAACTCGAGAGTTTAATCGAGCAGTTGCGCAATTTACCATGCGTCAACGATCCGGAAATAAGGCATCCCGGACGTTCTGCAGTTAGTTTAGCTCAGTTGCGGAAGCATCTTGATGCTTTTCTAACTCCAAGTCCTAGACCATTAAGATGGAATGAGCATTACAGATCGGCGTTAGATTATGTAGCTCAAGAAGTCAAGAGTCAGTGTTTAGGCACCGCTTTGTTACAACCGATGGATTACCAAGACGTGGTCCACTCGGGAGCGATAACTAAGAACCTGGATAAGAATGCTGGTTATTTTGGCTTTCAAACGGGTAAACGTTCGAAGGGTGAAAATCTTAGTGATGCGCTCAAATGGGTTCTATCTAATAAAGACCAGTTATTAGATGCTGAGAACTACAACATACCTCTGGTCATGGCACATCGTTCTAGTAATTCCAAACCTTCCGGTAACGGTTGGAAATGGAAATGCCGAATTATCTTAATGCAAGACATAAGAGCTCTGATTATGGATGGTAGATTTGCTATTCCTTTTGCAGAGGCTTTTAAAAGTTGTGCATTCGGAGAAGGCTCAATGACGCAAGATCAAGTGGCTTCCTGGATACAGATAGCGAGAAGTAACTATACTCACTTCTTCTCATCTGATTATTCACAGTTTGACGTTAATGAGGCTGGATGGTGTATCGAGGATATCTTTAACTACATAATTAAACCATGTTTCGCTCTGAATGGTCCAGATGACGAACATATGTTTAATTTGATGGTTCAAAGTTATATCCATAAGGACATACATAGCTTTAACGGAACTTATCATGCGGATAAGGCCAACGTTTCTGGTTCATTGTTAACGTATGTAGTCAACACATTGTATAATCGGTTGATTACTGTCACAATTCTTAAAATGATGGGTTGTGACGTTGCTAATTTCCATTCTTTACTCTGTGGAGATGATAACTTAACATATTACAGAAATGAGCCTGACTTCAACGTCAAGACATACTGCGATCTTGTCCTTAAATATTTTGGCATTAAAACTACTATTGAAGATGGTGACTATGGATTAGCTAGCGTTAACCCAAAGTTCTTATCACGAGTTTGGACTTGGGGCGGTCAGGAGCGTGACATTAAAGAGGTTATCTTTAATCTTCTGTTTCCAGAGCGTTTCCGAGAATATTCTCCAAAGGTCACGGGAGTATCAGAAGAACGCGCCGTAGCTTTAGTACTATATTGTGCATATATAGAGCAATCTAAGACTATGGGTCAGTGGTTTGACTTTTACAAAATACAGCGTATAGCTGGGGTAAGTCCAGGTAGGAATGCGATGGAACCTTATGAAATCTTAGCTACATTGGGTAGCGGTTTTAAAACTCAATGGATTAATTGGCAGATTGATCAGGGCACAATGAAAGTATCTGCTTAACGTCGAGGGTAGTGAAGCATACAGTACCATGAAGTTGGTTGACGTGAATCTATTCTATAAAGGATCCTAGTTAGAAAGGATATCCTTCCACCGAACACTGCTAAGAGTGTTG